GATCTTGCTTTCTCGTTCTCCCTTATCGATATATCGTAAGGAAGAGTAAGACCAAGACCTCCGAACTCGGGTGCCAAGTAAGTCATCGGATTTACGATCAGCTTCCATTCCATCCATGATGGCATGAGAAGACGAACGAAAACCGATTGTAAATTGATGAACGATTTGATTCGCACATAGTATGTGCTTAATCCTTCGTCCGTCTTTACATTTTCCAGCCTTAACGTTTCTCGCATGTACTCGATGTCTTTAGACATCTGCAGTGACTTGCCGATCAACGGGTCAGGCTTGTCGAAGTTTTCCCTTCCACCCATTTTCTGGAATTGGGTGAGAAGTCTTAACTTCGGAACGTCGATTTGAATGAATCTCTTGTCACGATCATTTATGATCGATTTGGCTTTTGTAACCGGGTTGTAACCCGGCAACATTCCAAATAATTGGCAATAAGAGACAAACTTTTCGTTTATATTGTACTTGTCCCACGAGATCTCGTACGCCATGGACTCCATTACTAATGGAATCCGTAGCAAGGATTCGTACGATCCTATTCCCAGATGGTCGTCGCCTGCACATGTGTAAGCTTTGACATCCGAGTAATATCTTATCTGATGAGGTGAAGTTACCAGTTTGAAGTCTCTGACATCATTTGCTGGTGACCTCACGGTCGTCCTCCAGGCCCCATAACTACTTAGTGTTAACACTATTTTAGTCATCGGGTCTCCCATCATAATGCCTCTATAATTAGAGAAAATCACTGAGTCACCATCTATGATGCCGTCGATTTCTCCCTTATGTATAGCTGCTTTTATCAGTCGTTTCTCGTACCCTTTGGTTTTCAGTGAAAGCCTCTTAGGGGTAGTAAGAAGAGCGGCTGCATTCTTGAGATAATCTCTTTCGCCTTTATTAAAGGCTCCTTGAGAGAATAGCTCGTTTATTAGACCATTCAGCAGACCGAAACCTGTTTCGTGTGCTGCCCTGTCGGTGGCCGACGTCATATCGCTTGTCGAAATGAAGTCTTCCATGTCTGGATCTAATTTGTATTCTTGTGAGAATCTGAACAACCCGTTCGACTCACTCAAGCCTACTCTACACGCTGGGAGTGTTTCAAGAAACCCTCTTAGCGTGTGAGCCGCAGGCGAGAGAAAGACATTTAACCACGTCTCTGACGAAGTTACAGGTCTGATCTTATTCCCCGGTTCTTTGACTACCGAAACTCGTCCTATAGGATAAGTTGACGGATCGTCCATGTCATACTTAGCCATGAAACCCTTATATTTCAATGTAGACCATTGAAACATCAGAGTTCCTAGCCGGGCATCTACTCCCAAAG